TCATTTTTGCCGCATCACCTTGATCTAATCCAAATTGAACAAGTTCAGGTGCTGCGTCAGCAATCGCTTGTTTAAAATCGTTGACTCTCTCTTTAGATACTCCAAATGCATTTTGAATAGATGTTGCCTCAGTATCTAAAAATCCCATAGCATCTTCAACACTCATAGACGAAACCAATTTATCTATCGCACCTTGGAGTCCCGTTATACCTGGGAAAATACTACTAGTGTATTTATCAAAACTTTTAACGCTAAGGTTGAATGAGCTTGTTACTTCACTAAAAGTATTTTTAATTCTATCAAGTGCTTCTTGAGACCCCGCTAAACTCCCGTTGAGTTTTTCTAGCCTTTCTATTTCTTTTCTTAACTCTTCCTCAGTCATTTGGTTTTTTTAAAATAAATACAAAAATTATGTGTTTTTATTGAGTTCAATAATTTTATTTATTAAGTATTTTCTTTCATAAGTTGGTATATCCCAAAACTCAGAGTACTGCATACTCATTTGTTTAGATAAAAGAAAGTATTCGTCTAATAGAAAAGTTTTATATGCTAAAGAAAGGCCGAAAAAATTCAACCCCAAAGGTTATCGAAAACGATACCTTTTCTCCTGACGGGGCTATAGCTTGTTTATTTAGATCTAACCTTTGTTCGTTTTTACTAATAAAATTTCTAATATATTTAGAATCTGCAATTGGCATTGATTCGCAAAATTCAGATATTTTAATTTTATCATCATTTCCATCAATATTAATAATGTGTTTCATTAGTTTTGTGGTTATTGATGGTGGGATTCTTTCCCTTGAATAAGAGTCAACAATATTGTCAATCTCTATCATGTCACGTAGTGTTAATGGTTTAATTTTAACTTTATTTTTTGACATAGGTAATGATATTGACCAAGTCCCATCTTCATCTGATTCTGTTTCCATTTTTTTAATATTTAACTCATCTAATAAAAATGTGTACGGAAATCTTTTACCTGTTGATGGGTCCTCTAAGGTAATACTATATTCGGGTCCAAATGATGTGTTTCTTAAAAAGATTAATATTGCTTCAATATCACATTCTAATAGATCTTCAGGTCTTAAATCTTTTTCATATAAACGATTTCTTAATAAAGGAAGTATAATTGATTCTTTAATACTTTTCTTAGAGTCAAGATTTGATATAATATTTTCGTCCGATGCGGTTAAATAACCAACTTTTACACTTTTTTTCTTTGCCGAGTAAAAACGCCCACCAGAAGGCAATGTTACAACGTCATGTGGTAAATTAAAATTTTGTTGCCCAACCGTATATTCATCATATTTTTCCATATTGTTTTTATTTTAAAAATAAATAAAAATAATACACAGTAAAGTAATTTATTATTATAATAATGTTTTTTAGTAAACCAAAATACAACGATCCATTTGAATTTGACAAGTTACTCCTGCAATAGCATCACTACTATAAGAAAGTGAACCTCCATCATATCCCAATAGGAATGCTCCTTCTAATATCCATTTCTCAACAACAACACCAGTTGGGTCTAACATTTCAAGATCAATATTTCTTTTGTATCCTGCGGCATATCCCATACGACCTGTTACTGATTCAGCACATAAACGAATCCATTCCATTATGGCTTGAGATGCTGACGGACCAATAGGATCTCGAAATTTAATAGAAAGTGGATCCCATTTAAATCTACCCGCAACATAGGTTGAAGTATTCAAAAATTGTATCTCGGTAGATCCAATAGTCAGTTTAGGACGAGCAAAGGTTTCAACATACCACTCGTTAATACCAAGTGGTGACGGGAATCTTAAAATCCAACGATTTTCTCTTTTTGGTTCGTAAGGAATCGGCATTTTCATTAGTAAATCAGCCATAATTTTATTTTAAATTTTGTTTTATTTTTATTATAAATACTGTGAAATAAAAATTTTTCTATTTACTTGAATTATTTTTTAAATTATATATTAACTAGCATTAGTTTTAACTAATATTTAGTTTTTTTTCCTCTTCCAGTATGATAAATATCTAAACCAGATTTGTCATCAAAATTTTTCTTCATAGTTTCTACGTTTTTTAAATCGTCATCAGAAAAACCAATATATGGTGTAAAATAATTATTTATTTTGTTTTTCATATAAGCCTTTTCTTGTAATCTTTGTGATAAATTTTTCACATACTCAACAAATTGTTTCATTGCACTAACTTTAAGTTCTTCAGGATTTGCAGCAGAACCCTCACCAAAACTTACGGGATGATATTTACACATTTCTAAATAAATCTGTATAAGTTCATCATCGGTCATGTCCTCTTCATCGGTAATATCTCTATACTTTCTTAAGTTTTTAACCAAAGTTTTTTGATTTAATCCATTTTTGTTTTGTTTAATTAAACCATAAATTGCGTTTTTTAAAACACTAGGTGTGTGACCCCTTGCGGTTATAATTGCAAAAATAGATCCATTATTAACCGCCTCAACAAAATCACCCCAAGATGGACCAATTGGAGACATCATTGCGTCGGTAATAAATTTTTTATCTCCAAATACTCTAAAATCTCTAAAGGCATCGTCTTCAAAATCTACAACAGTATATCCTTTATAATCGAATGGAGTTTTACCAATTTTAGTTCTGTAATCAGCAAAATCCTCAGTAGACATACCAATACTATTACCGTCTTCATCTTTTAAATAAATTTTTGTTGGCATATACATAAGATTATCGTCCCAATCAAAAGCATAATACTTCATTGTTGGTTTCATTTGATCTTGTATTATTTCTGAAATAATATCTTTAACAACTTTTTTATAATACATATAAATAAATATTATGTTTAATAAAAAAGGGAAACAAACGCCTCCCTCTTTTTTTATTATTTTTAAAATTTATTATATATTCTCAAAAGATGCACCTGTTGGTGTAATAAAGAACGTAATGTCAATAAATTCTAAAGATCTTGTTGGTTTAATATAGATCTTACCTGTTAATTGGTTTCTATCTATATCTTCGGGATCACTTGACACGGTAACTCTAAAGTCATAAAGACCTCTATCTCTTCTAATCGCATCTAAGATTGGATTAACAGTGTTCAAAAAGTCTTGTCTTACTTGTGCGTCGTTTTGTTCAAATAATAATCTTACAGAAACAGAAGAGATTAATTTACGAGCTTGTAATAATAATCGTCTAACATTAATTCTATCAAGAGCCGATTCTCTAATTTGTAAAGTTTTATTACCCCAAATTACCGTACCAACATCTGAGAAAGTTGCAATTGGGTTAATTCTACCACCATAAAGAACGTCTCTATCTTCCTGAGTTAATTTTTTACGTGCTTTAATACAGTTAACAATACCACGAGTGTATCCTGCTGCCGCAAACCAAGGGTATGCGATGTTATCAGTTAGAGCCAAGTTTCTTGTAACCTCTGCCGTTGGTGGAATATAAATTTGTGTGTTGTTTACTGTATCACGAGTAAGTACCCATGGATAGTAAGTCGCACTATAATTAGAATCTATTCCAGTGTCCGCTAATATATCAACAATCTCTTGCGGATAAATAACTCCATCACCAGCAGTTGTTGTTGGTAAAAATAAATTATAATCCGGACAAGTTGTTATGTATAAAGAGTCTGCTCGATTGAATTCAATCATATTAATTGCTGATTCAACCAAATCTCCATTATTAATAAAATCAATACCAGGTGTAACAAAAACGTTAATATTTGTTGATTCAGGATTTGAGAATGTTTGTTGTCCTAATAAATAAGCGTAATAATCGGTATTCGCAAAATCTTGAGTTCCGTCACCAATAGAAATTTGTTTAAAAGCTCCCCATCCTGTTGCTTTAGGATATCTATCTGAAGAACACGATCCATATAAAAATCCTGGACGACCTAGTACAAATCTATCTGTATTAGTTCTTGATTCTCTATAAATGTCCCAACCATCAAATCCACCTTGTACCAATAAAGTATATTTACGAGCAAATAATCTATAATAATCATTAGTAGGATCTTGAGGATCTGTTGTAAATGGCCAAGCTCCGCAAACAAACCTTTGTTTACCACTTGTACTAAATCCAGCAGATATAGTTATTCCTGATGCGTTTTTATCCATATGGAATCCTGAAGACAAGTAACTCCAATCACTACTATCAATGTCACAACTATTATTAGAATTTCTTTTACCAATATAATCATAGTATGACGAATCCCAACCATACGAATTACCTAAACCTAAATAAGTTCGTCTAATGTTATCTCCATTACTTACAATAACGTTGTCAACACCACTACTTGTTCCAAATGGAGGATTCCAAATTGGTTCACCAGGATAGTTGTATTTAGATTTAACAATTGGAAAAGGAGATTGTGACCCTTGGTATTCTTTAAAATTATAACCATTAAATCCACAAGGAAGTGCATCAATTGGTGCGTCCTCATTAATTTCTACCATAATATATTTTGAATTAAGAACATATTCTCCATCCAAAGTACCCACTTTAATACCAACAAAATTATTTTGATTTGGGTCCATTCCACAATTTGTGAATTTTTCTAAAACTACTGGATTAGCATCTACATCAAAATAATCTCTAACTAAAATTGTAAAGGTTCCATTCGCAAATGAAATGTCAGATATTGATATTTTAACAATTGTATTGGCTCCATCACCGTCTGAAACAGTATAAAACTTAAATAGATCATATACTTTGTTACCTCTTAGTTCTGAAACTACCCAAGGAGAACTTGGTGTTTGCCATCTATCTAAATACCATCCAATTGAATCAATATCACCACTTTGTGCCGAGTCTAAAGAAACTAAATTAGGATTAAGTCCCCTAATATATCCTTTTTTCCAAGAATAATTTAACCACGATTGGAACCTTTCTTCACAAAATAACGGTACTTCTAACCTTGGTTTTTGAAAGTTTGTAACACCAAAAACTTTTGTTATATATTCTGAAGCATTTTGTGTAAAAGAAGTTTCAAAAGTATAATTTTGACCATATCTATTGGTTGCGTTAATAGCAAAAGTTGAATAAGGGTTTTTAAGAACTGAAGAATATTTTCCAGCCATATTAACAGAAACCTGTGTTATTCCGGTAACTTCATATGTTGGATTTTCACTAGTAGAATAAACAGATACACCCCTTGATCTTAAAGTTCCAATAACAACATCATCATACTCAGTATAAGATGTTCCAGTATAATAAAACAATTTAATAAGCAAATTACCCGAATAACAATTTAAAGGGACCGGAGAAGGGGTTGGTGTTATATTTACATTTGGTGAAGGCGTAATACAAGGATTTTGAGCCGATGGAGTTGGGGTAGGTGTTTGAGATACTGAAAATGTTGGTGTAGGGGTTGGTACAGGATTAAAATTTTGTAAATTTTGTACTAAACCAAAAAACGAATAACCCGTATAACCAAAACCTTGTGGTTCGTGATCTAATAAAGCATAATACCAAGAGTCATTAAAACCAGATGAAAGGTCATTTTCACTAATAGGTATTTCAGGTACTTGAAATACGTTTGTTGTTGCTGTAAATCCATTATTTAATAACCCATAATAATCGTTATCACTAACAGAACCAAAATAAGAAACAATTTCGTCTTCAGCAATAAATGGATTTGAGTCTGATACCACACTATAAACCAAATTTTGTAATTCTGTTAATATTGTTGACACACCACCTTGTGGAGTCTCATAACTCTCATTTAATTTAACATATAAGTCATTAGGAAATGATGAAAAAGTAAATCCAACAGACGTTGACGAATTTGTACAAGCCGTAAATGGAATTGAATAACTTTCTGTTTTTGCACTTAAACAAACCTCTTCACAATCAATTGTTGTTCCTGATAAACACCAAACATCTATAGTTGACGGATCAACATTAGCGGTTGTTTTAATAGACCAAGAAGGACCTGCGTCGTATCCAGATAAACCTAATATTCTAGTTACAAATAATTGGTTAGATTGTTGTAAATATGCTTTAGCAATGTATGCCGCCTCGTATTTAGGTATTTGTGTATTAATGAATTTTTCAGGTGAGGTTCCACCAAAATACTGAGTAAATTCGTTATAATTTGTGATGAATATTGGTTCAAATGCTGGACCAATAATAGTTTCACCAACAATACCTAAAGTTGTTACTCCGACACTTTGTGCCACAAAACTTAAATCAACTTCTGAAGTATATACTCCTGGTGAAACAAAAACTTTACTGTTAGTTGCCATAATCTATTTTTTCTATTATTTATTTTATTTTATAATAAATATTCATTTGTTTAGTAAAAACTTTACAAAATAAAAAGTATTTATATTTTGGTAAGATTTTATTCTGCCTTTTTTCTACTAATATGGATAAAAAGATAAAAAAGATAAAAAATTTAAAAATAGATTCCGAAGTTCACGAAGTCTTAAAAAAACATTGCGATAAAAGAGGTATTAAAATTTATAAATTTTTAGAAAATTTAATATTGGAAAAATGTGTTGTAAAAAAAGATGTCTACGGGGAGTGATTAAATTAGATCCTCAATAAATTCTAAAAAAGAT